ATCTTCTTTCTTTGAATAATAAATGTTCTAATTCAAATTGATTCTCAAGATCCATTACAAGTCAGGCAACATATATCCTACTTCTTCTTGTTTATCACCATACCAGAATGATCCATCAGCATCTACAAATGTATCATCTCCCATACCATCATCTATAAAACCAAATGGTGCCATGTCCTGTTCTATTTGATTTCTCTGTTCTTCATATATTCTTCTTCTTATATCTTGATCAGTCATCTCTTTAAAATAGTCTTGCATGACTAACCACGCAAACAATACCATACACATGACTAGATCATCATGATAACCTTCGTCTGCTTCCCATGCTTGTTTCTTTTGTACAAACGTAGTTAACTCTTGAAATATATCAAAGTCTTGGAACGTTAGTTTGTCTTCTTCTATAATTGCTTTTAGATTAGAGCAACCAATTTTCTTAACAGTGACACTCATCTTAACACCTAACTGTGTTTTGTTACCAGAGAATCCTTGTCCTACTATCTGCCCTGCCCTACCTCTCATGGCACACATGAGTACGTTAGGATATTCTAGATCATAGTTTAGTGTTGCTGCTATAAGATCACCTACGTCGTTTACCTCGACAAGTATGTAAGGATTATTATATTCCTTTGCTACTTGAAATATGACCGAGGGAAACAGTACAGGTTTAATCTCATTATTTCTGTACTTCGCAACGATCTTGTACGGGAGAGTGGTGATATCAAACACGATGAAAGCAGAATAGTCGCCACCAATTCCTCTGGCAACATCGACAGTAATAATATATTCGTGATCTTCTTCTGCTCTCTCATAAACATCAAGTCCTGCATTGCTTCTAATTGGGTCATTGAACGGAATGCATTGTAATTTAGATGGACTGATAAGTGTATCAGCAGATCCTAGGAAGTCGCATTCAAACTCCTGTGCAAATTGTCTTTTAGATGTGTTCTTTATTGTCTCATCTTTCCACTTCTTATCTCTACCAGGTACCTGAGACCAATGAACTTCGTTAGTTATATAATCATTCTTATCGTTTCTAGCATCTTCCCACATCTTATAGAAGTGGTTCATACCATTAGGTGTAGATATAATTATGACTTTAGTTGATTTACCAGAAGTAATAGTAGGATAAACCGAGGCAAAGAATTGCTCTGCGACGTGGTTAGGGACGAATGCAAACTCGTCAAGGAATAGAATGTTGAAGGACATACCTCTAACTGCACTAGCAGATGTAGAAGCAGCGAGTATTTTAGATCCGTTTTCAAGTTCGACATTACCTTTATTCCAAACTAATATTCCATGTTGCATCCACTTTGGAAGATTCTCATATGCTAGTTGGAGTCTTCCAAGTAGTTCCCTTGCAGTTGAAGCTTTGTTAGCGAGTATACCAATATTAACACTGTCATAGAAGATAGCGTAGTATAAAAGGTAGGCAACAACAGTAGTGCTCTTACCTGTTTGCCTAGGGAGTTTAGCAATGTTAAATCTATTTTCATGAAAGTCTTGTAAGATTTTTTTCTGAAAATCATACATGTCAAAAGGAACTAGACCCTCATCTAAGTTAATGATTTTTATATAATGAGTAGCAAAATATATTGGATCTTGTTTACACTTGACCCATTCGTTAATTTGCTTTTTTGTAAACTGTATAGGAGTACCCGCCTTCTTGAGGTTGGGGTTACCTAGGTATACATCAGTAATTGCCATACCTTATTTATCGTCAGGGTTCTCTGACGCTCTGAATATTAATAGTTCATCCCCATCTTTAACATCTTCCATTTCTGGATGAGGTTTATATGCTCTCATTGCATCACCATAACTATTGACAGGTTTTCTATCCATATCCGACAAGACAGAACCCATCATCTTAAACATAAATGCAAACGTCATTCCAAACAATGCAACGAAGAATACTAAGTAAACGAATACTGTAATATCATTCATTATTCTATATGGGTAAATGAATACTCTAATAACATAGCATATAACTGTCCTTTCAGTGCTTCTAGATATTCTTTATCTTCTTCTTTATAACCATTCTCTAGAGCAAAAGATACTACACGGTACAATTCTCTAACATCGGTAATACCGATATCTAGATGAACAATCCAGTCTTCATCTGGTGATAGATCTTCTAAGTTCATTTGAGTTATTTAAAGCAAGTGTTATCTACTCTACCTTCTACATATTTTTCCAGTGCTTCTAATCTATCATCCTGTTTAGCAATAGCATCCAGTTCCTGTGTAACTGCATCCATAATATTAGAGTGCTCACCAATACCAACAGGATTATGTAAGTAAACATCAATGTTAACTAAATGTTTTTTGATTTCTCCTTTAGCAGATGCTTTAAGAGCTTCAATCATTCTACTTTTCATAATTTTTATTCAGTAAGTGTACCGAAAGATCTACGTATTTCACGTAGCTCCTCGAAATTTTTTTGCTTAGTACCTCCATCATAGCACCATGCGTAACCTTCGTCAATCATAGTTTCATTTATGGAAAGAGTATCCTCGCCAATATACAACCACCCAAGAAGACGACCATACTTACCCATGCCCCCTTTAAGTTCGGTTCTGATGGTGAGTTCTTCATCTCCTGCTATTGTGTCTTCTAGTTTCTTCTTTAGATAATTAGTTGCATCTATTCCCAATGCCTTTTCTTCCAAGTCTCTAGTTCTTTTCTCTGGCGTATCAATTCCTGCAATTCTAACTCTTTCTTTCTTGTATAAGTCAAACCCAAGATCAATGGTGACATCAATAGTATCGCCGTCAAGAACACGGTTTATCTCCGTCACTCGGAAGTTGTAACAACTCTTCCTGCTTGGTGGTGTCATCGCTCCCATCATTCATCTCCGCAAAGCTCATCTTTAGTATATAGTAGATATACCAAGTCACTATTATGACCAGTATTCCAACCATCCATATGACTCCCCAGACTACCATGATTTGATATTAATATCATACGCTATTGACATCCGTTCATCTGTGGATAGTTTTGCTCTATGATAGAGCATTGAGTTGAATATTACTAAGTCTCCAGATCTAACTGGCAACTCATAGAAACTAGAGTTATAGCAGTTCATATCATATACATCTTCGATAGGTATTTGTGATAGAAAATAATCAGAGAATGGAGAGAAAAATTGTATTACTCCATCAGTAGATAGTGGATAGTAAATAGCAGACAAAAAACTATTTCTATGATTATGTGGTTCTTCTATATCTTTATTGAAATTGTAATTACACCAAACTTTTTTTATCTTTAACTCCTTACTTTTACAGGTTGAGTTTAAGATAAGTTTGCCTTCTTTTAAGATGCGACAATTTAACTCTGATAATGATGCATCAGAAATATCCAAATTTCTATGATCGTCTCCTGATCTAACTAGATCTGAGATTTTTTTATTATCAATATCACTGAGGTGAAATTGAGATAACCCAACTCCAAATAATAAAGTATTAAACATTCATACTAATATAGGATGTGCCCATGCTATTGGTATAAGGAATGTTCCTGTCCCAATAATTATACCAAAAAGAATACATGATGATTTGATTGGTAAGTTTTTCATTTTTATTTGTTTGTAATTGAACCAGTAATTACTTTCCAGAAACCGTGTAGTGCTGTCATCACAGGGTAAGGATCTTCAGATTTGATTTCATCAAACATATACATGTTTAATCTAAACGCATGATTTGCTTCTACAAACACAGCATTCTTTTGTGATTGATCTAAATCTAATTGATCAAGGACTGCCCTATAAGTTGTTTTCCATTCTTTAGCATCATGAATCTCAGGAAATTCGTAGAAATTTAAACCCTCTCCTGTAGGAGGATTGAGTGCACTCTTTGCTATTTTGCAAAGAATTTGTCCACCTGATAGATCACCTATGTACCTAGTATAATGATGAGCAAGTAAAAGATATGGATCTTCTTGTGCTAATTCAGTTAGTCTAGAACAATATGTATCACATGCGGGTGAAGACTCTATCTTCTCTTTCCAATAAGGACCGTAATAATATACTAGATCCTTTTCTAATGATTGACTACGATCAAGTTCTGATTGCCATCCCTGTAATATTCTTACAGTTGGATCTTCAGAATCATTGATTAGTTTTTCCATAGTACTGTAAACATACCAGAAGTTGGCAATGAGTTTACGATACTCCTCAGGGTCAACAACCCCTCTAAGAAATCCTGCAACAAATTTTGTATTCTCTGCTGCGGAATGAGATTCCTTAGTCGCTTCTTTTAATTCTTTACTGAACATAATATTAATAGGTATTTATACTACTCTGCCTGGCATGTAATCCATTTTGTCTAGGACTTCTGACAACATCTTGCCATATTCATTGAAGAGTTTATCACCAGCAATATAACATCTCTGCCTTCTCCAAATTGCTTCCGCAAGCATTTGCCTTTCTTTCGTAGAGAAAGTTTCAAATCTTGTTCTAAATTTCATTATTCTGATGGGGTCAAGTTTTGGTCTGAATAAACTCTGAGTTTATTAATTAAATCATCATATTTTTCCCATATAT